ACAGAGGCCAACAACGGCACCGACGACACGCGCGCGCTGACGCCCGCGAAGCTGACGAACATCAGCCCGGCGTCGGTGACCTACTCGACCAGCGATCAGATCCTCATCCTCGACGCAAGCGACAGCAGTAAATTGAAGCGTTCAACGGTCACTTTCATTCCAGCTGGCTCGGTCGTTGATTTCGCCGGATCATCCGCTCCGAGCGGATGGTTGCTTTGCGCGGGCCAGGCTGTCAGTCGAACAACCTACGCCGACTTGTTCACCGCCATCGGGACGACCTTCGGTGTCGGCGACGGCAGCACAACATTCAATCTGCCGGACCTTCGTGGCCGTGTCGTTGCTGGTAAAGACGACATGAATGGAACGGCGGCAAGCCGTTTGACGACGGGCGGGAGTGGTATCAACGGCGCATCGCTCGGCGCGTCCGGCGGCACGCAGACGCACACGCTGATCACCGCAGAAATGCCGGCGCATACGCATAGTGGCGGCATAGCTGGTGGAACCGAAGGGCTCATCTCGACGGGAGGCAGCAGTATTGGAAACACCGACAGTACGGGAGGCGGCGGCGCTCACCAAAACACGCAGCCCACGCTGATCCTTAACAAGATCATCAAGACGTGACGCCATGAGCGATCACATCGACCCGCGCGATTTTGGACGCCTCGAAGCCGAGGTCGCCGCGCTCACCAAATCTGTCGAGGCGATGGCCGCGGACCTCAAGGCCGTGCGAAGCGCGCTCGACGCAGCGGGCGGTGGCTGGCGGGTGCTGGTGGCGGTCGGAGCGGCATCCGGCGCGGTGACGGCGCTCCTGGTCAAGCTCCTACCATTCCTGCCGCTGCGCTGATGCCGACGCCGCCGATCTCGCGGGCCGAGGCCCACCGCCGCATCGACGCTATCGAGCAGGCGCTGCGCGAGGGCGGCACCCCAATGGGCGTTATGTCGAGGCCAGGGACTCGGTCCGCCGCGCGTATCGCGTGGGACCGGCTCGGTCTGCGGCAGAGCGTGGACAGGGCGTCGGTGGAAAAGATCGAGGCCGCAGCAGGTCGGCAGATCGACTGGTCTTTGTCGCCCGACGACCGGATCGCCAGCGATGCGCCGCCGAAGCCGCGCTTTGATCCGCCGTCGATCCCAGACGCAGACGTCCCGGTCGAAGAGTTGATCGAGAAGCTTGAGCGGAACTACCAGCGCCGAGCCGAGCACAAGGCCGCGAAGACCTGGGCACGTTTCACGCTGCACGACGACGGTCCGTATTGCCTCGCGGTGGTGGGCGATCCGCACCTCGATGACCCAGGCACCGACTGGGGGCTGCTGCGCCAGCATCACAAGCTCATGCGTCGCGAGCATGTCCACGGCGTTTGCCTGGGCGATGTCGTCAACAACTGGGCGGGCCGCTTGCAGCGCCTATACGCCGAGCAGGAAGTGACGCGCACGCAGGGCTGGAAGCTGGCGCAGTGGTTCTTCTCGACGGTGCCTTGGCTGGTGATCGTGAAGGGCAATCATGATCTCTGGTCCTCCAGCCACGGCACTGGCGATCCGCTCGACTGGATGTCGCGCGGTGGGGCCATGCTTGAGGACTGGTCCGCGCAGTTCGAGGTCGCGACGCCAGCGGGCCACGCCGTCCGCATCTGGGCGGCGCATGATTTCAAGGGGACGTCGATCTACAATCCGCTGCATGGCCCGATGCGCGCGGCCAAGTTCAGCGGCGGCGATGCTGACGTCTACGTCGCGGGCCACCAGCACCACTGGGAACTGTTCAATGGCGAGGACGCAAACAAGTCATCGCGTCCGTTCTGGCTTGCGCGAGCGCGCGGCTACAAGTTCCTCGACAGCTACGCCGACCAGCACCAGTTCGGCTCTCAGAAGCACGGCGCGACGATTGGTATTGTGGTCGATCCGTCGCGCGAAGGACCGGCGGCGCTGCATTGCTATGCCGACCTGGCCGAAGCCGTCGAGATCATGGAATGGAAGCGCGCGCGGTGGGAGGCGGCAGCATGCCACGACGCAAAGCCGGATACGATGATCCCGAATGGGCCGAAGCCGCCGCGCACACGGGCGAGATGATGCAGGGCAGCATCCATGAGCTACGATCTGCCGATCCCCCAGGACGCCCCTACGAGCCGCAACGCGGGCCGCTCGGCTTCTGCATCGACCCGGCGGCGTATCGCGCCAGCGGTCGCCGTCGTCGCGTGGCTTCGCGTCGGCGAGCCGATACCTGATGGATGGCGCGTCGCCGCGCAACGCGCGACGCATCACCATCGACACGCAATCCTCATCGAACAGGTCCAGTCATGATCGCAGCCCTTCTCCCCGCGCTCGTCCCGATCCTCGGGAAAGCCCTCGGCAACCTCATCCCCGACGCATCCGCCCGCGCTCAGGCCGAAGCCGAGGTCGCGAAGCAGCTGCTCGCGTCCAGCGCCGAACTCGAGCGCGCGGCGGGCGAGATTGTGCTGGCCGAAGCGCGCAGCGAGCACTTCTTGGCCGCGTGTTGGCGTCCGATCCTGATGCTGACGTTCGGCGGTCTGATCGTGGCGCGGTGGCTCGGATACAGCGCACCGGGCATCTCGGAGGCCGAGGTTCTGAAGCTGTGGGATATCGTCCAACTGGGATTGGGCGGCTACGTCATCGGTCGCTCTGCCGAGAAGATCGCGCCGCAGATCGTCGCGGCGATCAAGAAATGAGCCTGACGCCACGCGACCGAAAGCGCCTGGAAGGCGTGCATCCTGACCTTGTGCGCGTGGTCGAGCGCGCGTCGCTTGGCAAGGTGCGCTTCCTCGTCACCGAGGGCACGCGCACGATGGAACGCCAGGCGCAGCTAGCGCGTGAGGGCAGATCGCAGACCATGCGCTCGCGTCATCTGACCGGCCACGCGGTCGATCTCGCGGTGTTGGACGACGACGGAAAGGCGCGGTGGGATGCGCCCGCGTATCGCGCGCTTGCTGTCGAGATGAAGGCGGCGGCGGCGGTGGAGGGTGTGCCTATTGGTTGGGGTGGTGATTTTCGCGGATTCTTTGACGGTCCGCATTTCCAACTGCCGTGGGATCGCTACCCCGCTTAGCTGTATCCCGACTTGTCGCGCGCCTCGACCTCCATCGGATGCCGCCAGTATCCGTAGCGCGCCAGCCACCATAAATACCTCACAGTAAACCCCACACCCCCATACCTACTGATCTGCTCCAGGTGGACCTCCTCATGCGCGACGAGCCCGTGGTCCGGTGGCCACGCCGCGTAGTACGCGATGCCCCAGGGCATCGTGATCGCCTCGTAGCCGGTGGCGCGAAGCCACCAGCGGATGACGAGCGGGGCGGGGCGATGGGTCATTATGTATCTCCATTGCAGAAGCAATCGGTCGAGCGCCCGTCCTCCGCAAACAGATCCGCGCTAGCCTCCACGTTCTGCGCGATCTGTCCATATGGAGGCCAATCCTTGCGCCAGCGCGCTCCAATCAACCGCTCCTGCTCGACCCACCAATCCGCCGAGCCTGGGAGGTCGCGCATTATGGCGCGCACGGTGGCAATCGGCTTGAGGAAGCACAGATCGCAGTTGCCGTGCGGCGTCCGACCGTTGACGTTTTGCAGTTGCAAATCAAAGTTCTGCCGCCCCCAGAACGCCGCAACGTCTCGCTTCGTGATGCCTGCGGTTGCGAGCGGGCAAACAACGTCACGCTTCCCTTCGTTGGACGCTCTGATGCTAGCGACCCTGTGCATCTCGTCCGCGCGCAGGCCGACAGCTTCGGTCCATTCGTCCCAGCCCAGCGTCGTCCTCAACATGCGGTGCATGGCTCTGATCTTGAGGTCAGCCGTGCAAAAGCGCGCGACCACGTTAGGCAACATCTTCTTGCGCCGGATCAAGGCGGCAAACGGCTCTCCCGTGCGGCTGGCATTTGCGTAGTCTGTGACGCGAAACCGTAGCGCAACCTCGTCGTGGTCGGCGTACTCAACCCATGTGATCGGGACGCCCCACCGCTCTCCGCAATCGCGCACGAAATCTAGCGTCTGCGGCATCTCTTTGCCGGTGTTGGCAAAAATTACCAAAACGTCGCTCGGAAGCTCGCCGCCATGCGCTTGGACGATACGCCAGAGCATGTAGGCAGATGTTCGCCCGCCAGAAAACGAGATCACGGCCGGGCCGAGCAAAGAGAACGGATCTCGAATCGGCAGCGGGGCGGGGCGGTGGGTCATGGCTTGGCCTCCAGCGCGGCGCGGGCTTCCCGCAGATGACCTATGGTCAACACGCTACCCCAGGCCAGATGATCGTCGTCACCGTCTGGCGGATCATGCTTGTCAGCCTCGGCCGACAACGGAGCCAACAACCCCTCCAGCACCGCAACGCGGGCGCGCAGCCGCTCGATCTCGCTGAGGAGCCATCCCCGGTCGTCGTGAGCGTGCGGGCAGATCATCGATGGGCCGTTGCGCCACCGCTGATCTTGTTCGTGCCTCGCACAAATCTCGGTCAGGATGTTCTTTTGGATCTCGTCGCTCATAGCTTGGCCTCCAGTGCGGTGCGAGCGCAGTACCCGTTTGCGTTGTGGCCGTTGTAGGCATCGTCTGCGTAATAGCGCAGCGCCGTCTCCAGCACCTCGACGCGGGCGCGCAGCCGCTCAATCTCGACGGCGGCTTCGCCAAACAAACCGACACGTCCAAAGTCCGTCATAAGATCTGGCGGGACGCGCAGTCTCTTTACGATATCTTCGCTCATGGCTTGGCCTCCAGCGCGGCGCGCAGCGCGTTTCTGTGCGGGCCGTTTCGGTCAACATAATCGTCGCAATGACTGCACCGATGGCCGGGGTCGTCGTCTTCTTCGCTGCACGTCAGGACATGGAGCGATTCGCGCGCCAACTGCTCCAGCACCTCGACGCGGGCGCGCAGGCGCTCGATCTCGGCGGCGGCTTCCAGCCGGTCGCCGCCTGTCCACATGGAAATGGGCTGCATCGTTTCGATTGTCCCGGCTGCGATAACGATTTGCGTACCGGCGGGGAAGACGATCTCTTGAGATCGTAGCCGCTTCACAATGTCCTCGCTCATGGCTTGGCCTCCAGCGCAGCGCGAAACACCTCTAGCTCTGCGTCCCGATCCCATTTCGCGTCGGTATGGCAATCGCACCCGTTAGCGTCCGACATTGCCATGTCTGCGACAGAGACTGCGTCGCGCAGGTGCTGCTCCAGCACCTCGACGCGGGCGCGCAAACGCTTGATCTCATTCCTGGCGTCGATCAGGAGCGCGAGATCGATGTTCCTCGCGCGCCAGACCAGCGGATGCGAATGGACTTCGTCCGCCGGTATCAAGCTGTCGATGCGCGCGATGACATCGTCCGGCTGGACGAGCGGCTGGCCGTGGGTGGGCGTGTTCATCGCTTCGCCTCCTCCTTCTTGAAATCGCAGGCTGTTGGGTCGCTATTGAATAGACGCCCTCTGTTGATCCATCCGCCGATTGGATTTGGAGTCTGAATCCAGATAAATGCCTTCGGCAATCTAGCGTCCAGCGTCCATGTGCATCGCCCGCTCTTGCGCTTGTCGAGCCGACCAGATGGGTATCTGTCCCACTTCGCGTAAGCGCATCCGACGCAAACCGATTTCTTTTTCATCGTCCATCCTCCGCCTCAACGACCGCCAGCCCCGCGCGCCGCACGGTCTCCAGCGTGTCCTTCCAGCGCTCGATGGCGTGGCGCTGAAAATGCGGGGTCACCCGCGCCCAGAACTCCTCGCCCACATCCGCCCGCGCGAGGCGGGTGGCGAGGGTGGTGGTGTCGGTGGTCATTTCGATGCCTCCTCGATTATTTCGCGGCATGCTTGTCGCAAAACCCAGTGACCATCTGCGTCTTTCAACGCATCCAAGACCGCAGATGCCGTATATTTCCCGCCATCCTTGCCGACGATGCCCCGGTCGTTCAGATCGCCGGCGATCTCCCGCAGGGTCTTGCCCTGGGCGTGCATGGCGCGGATCTCCGCGACGACGACCTGTTCCTCGTCGACCACGACGAGCCGGCCGTCCTGCAACATGTATCCAATGGTGATATCAGACATTTCCAGCGACTCCTTTGGCCTTAATATTTGCTTCGTAATCATGGCCGACAGCCGCCATCTTCAGAAATAGCCGTCGCATAACCGGAGAGCTTTCTTGAAGCTCTATCAATGCTCTTTGCCAGTCATCGATCGGCCAGGAAACAAGCGGCACCCTGTCGACAAGGGAATGGCACACAAAACAAAGCGGCACGATGTTTTGGCGTTCGTCATCTCCTCCGGCTCTTTGTGGTCTGAGATGATGCAATTCAATGCGCGCGTCAGATCCACACGCCCAGCAAAACATCTCCCTGATTTCTGCCTTGCTATAGGCGCTCATCGGAACCCTCCCACCAGGACGACCGTCCCCACGACCGCCGCCAACAGCATGGCGATGGCAATCCAATACCGCCGCGCGCCGCTGCGCGGGCGGGTCTCCTCGATCCAGCCGAACGCGAGGCCGGAACGGGTGATGTCGTCGTTTTTCATGTCGTCACCTTTTCGCATAACGAGTATCCAGAAGGGTGATGTCTGCGCGCGGATCTCGCACGATGACCTTGGAGAGGTCGCGGCCCTCAATGTAGGCGTTCCAACAGGAGGCGACTGCATTGGCGAGGTAGCCAATTCCGCTTCGCGACACTGGCGCGCGTCGCAGAACTTCGAGCATCTTCTTTCGCGGATCATTCGCCCTCAATCCGTCGTCTTTCGCCGCTTCATGCCAGAACGCCTGGGCATTGTGCGGCGCATCAGCGAACGTCACGATGCCTATTGCCGCGACTTCCCGACGCTCAAACAGCGTCTTTTCCGCCGAACCATGTATCGCGGCGAAGTATTCCCGCGCTGGCTTCTGCCATTTTTCCATCTCTGCATGGCGCGCTTCAGCCGACTTGCTGTCATAACTGTTGCCGGAAATTGATTTTGATTGCAGACCAATCCGAAGCAAGACGGCGGCTTGAGAAAAGACCTTCAGGTCCGTTTGAGACATTTGATTATCGCGCGCGATAAGGCCGAGAGCCTTCATCGCGTCAACCATGTTCCTTTGCCTTCCGCGATCGATGCGCGCATAGACCCTCGCGACATCTTCGGCGGATTGGCATTTGGTATACACGACGACCATATCGACGGTCGTTTCGCCGCTCGCGATAGCGTGCAATCTGTGCTGTCCGTTGAGCAGAACCCACGGCGTATTGGGACTCATGCCGAAGCGGATTGGCTCTCCGCCGTCAAACTCTCCGGCCTTCATCGTGTCTCGCAGAAATTGAACGTGATGAGCGGACACGCTTCGCTGGAGCGAAAAGTTTAGTTCCAGCATCGACCGCGCTGTCCTCGGATCAATGGTCGTAACGACCGCCTTGTGTTCCATCTGCTTCTCCATCTGAAATACCGGGAAGCCGCCCGGCGCGCTCACCACAAGAACGACGGCGGGTGACGCCGTCTTAGTCCTTTCGCCCCTGCGCCGCGCGCCGCGCGGCCTGTTGGCTCTCGGACTGACATTCCTGCCAGATGAGCCTGATGTGAGCCGGCAACATCTGCCGGATGGTCGCCGCGTGCTGGAGGCACTCGGCGCGGGTCTCGGCGGGGATCTCGACGCCGCCGCAGTGGCGGTCGATCCCGTGCTGGCCGGTGCAGATGACCCCGAGCATGAGCCACGGGGTCAGGTCAGCCACAGCAGCACCGTCCACATCGCCGTCCAGATGCCCACCGCGGCGGCGGCGAACTCAACCGCGCGAGCCATCGCGGACCTCCTCGATGCGGGCCAGCTGCGCGCTGGTCTCCTCGGTGATGATCTCGCTGACATCGCTCATGATCCGCCGCATCAACGCCTCGGCGTCGATCAGCGGCGCACCTGGCGTCTCGTCGGCCAGGCGCACGATCCGGCGGCAGAGCTTGAGGACCGCGACGCCGCACGCGGTGATCGCCTCGGCCTCGGCCAGTCGGACGTCGAACTCATCGCTCGACATTGAGAGCCTCCCGCGCCCGGGCGAGATCGGCGCGGCGTTGCGCGACCGCCTCGGTGATAATCGCCGCGAGCCGCTCGGCGTCCGGGGCGTCGAGATGCAGACTGACCTGCGTCTCGGTGCAGCGGATGATCATGGCTGTCGCGAGGTATTCCCGCGCGCCGGCCTCGACCGCCTCCTCGGCGGGCCAGATCCAGCGGACGCTGAGCGTCTCGCCTCGGTAGAGATGTATCCCGGTGCCGGGCATGTCGTTCTCCTCTGTTGATCTCGGCGCGCCACCCTGGCGCTCCCTGCTGCCGCCCGCGTGGAGCGGTAGCCGGGAGGGTCAGGCGTGGCCGTCAATGACGATCACCACGCACCCGGCGGCGCGGTCGCGCGGGTCCATGCCGCGAACAGTCGCGGCGGCGACGTCGTTGACGTCGTCGCGCGTCGCGATGCGGCAGCGACGGCCGTGGCCATGAACGGCCATGTGATCCCGGATGTGATCGGGATGAATAATGTGCATCTTGGTCATCTGCTGTTCCTCCTTTTTCTGGTCGATCAGGAAGCGACGAATCGAGACGTGATCTCCCACTCGCCATGCGGCGGGATCACATTGTTTGCCGGGTCGTACTCCTGCTCGGCGTCGGTGATCACCGCGCGCTCGATCAGCGTCGAGCGGTCGCTCGCGTCGTAGGTGCGGCACCAGAGAACGCCCGCATCCCAGTCGCAGCGATAGCTGACGCTGACGATCTGGCCCGCGTCCTGCGGCATCTGTTCCCATTTGGTCATCGGCTTGTCCTCCGTTGCGGCCGGGTCGGCCGGTTGCGATGAAGCCAAATATAAACCTGCCGTTCCATCGCGCAACACAATCTGCCATGCAATCCTCGCATGGCGCTATGCGTTTGGCGCTTGACGGGCTAAACGGCGAGTGTATCCTCGGCCGCATGACAGTCGCTCAACTCGTTTTCCATCTCGGCGGCAACACCGCGCTCGCGCGCGTCCTCGGCATCTCACCACAGGCGGTGAGCAACTGGTCCAGGCGCGGCGCGATCCCTGCTCGCCGCCACTACCAGGTCGCGCGCCTCGCACGGGCGCTTGGCCTCCACATCGATCCCGAGGCGCTGCGATGAGCTTATCCCGCGATATTGCCGACGCCGTGCGCCGCGCCGGCCAGATGACGGTCCGCGAGATCCTCGTGGCGTTTCGTCACGAGGACGAACAGCGCCTGGCCTACGCGGTGTCGAACGCCGCCTGCAATGGCTGGATTGTCGGGCCGAAATCGCGCGCACTGCTCCCGCATGTCGCCTATCTCGCCGCCCCCGCTCCACGCGCTTCGCTTCGCAGCCCGGACCGGGCAGATGAGGTGCAGATCAACTGGGCGACCATGGACGAACGGTGGCGCTCTCAAGCGGGCGAGATCGAGTACGAAGACCACCCGCGCAGTCTCGCGGCTCCTCGCATCCTTTGGCGAGCAGCGCCGCCCCCGGCTCGGTCTCCGTGCGGGTCGAGTGCGGCGTTGATGGCGGCGGCGTCGCCGGGCATCTACAACGAATCTCCAACGAAATTCTCCAAGCCCGTTGACGACGCCGAGGTCAGACGCCGCACGATGAACGGGCAGAGCCAGGAAAAGATCGCGGCCGCTCTCGGCATCAGCCGCTCGGCAGTCTGTTCGTCTCGGCGCAGGACGAGGCGAGAGCGCGGCACGACCTTCGCGGTCAATCGTGGCGGTGGAAAGAGCAATTATGAATGACGACGAACGCGACGAGCCGGGGCGGAAGTGGTTTGCAACCACGCGCTGGGAGTTGCAATCGTTGCAATCCAGTCTCTATCTCGACGTTGATGCCGTCGCCGTTTCTTCATTCAATCGCAGTGCTTTAGGCTGGGGCGGCTACCATGTCCAACCAATGAGGCTAGCAGAATGAAAGCAATCAGCATCTTGCGCGAAGCCGAAGAGATCATCTCGGCGGACCGCGAGCGAACACATGGCAAGGCCGAGGAGAACCTCGCCAACATCGCGACCATGTGGGACGCCTGGTGCCGCGTCTCGCGCGACGCGCAGATGACGCCACACGACGTCGCGATCATGATGGCGCTCCTCAAGATGGCTCGCACGCAGACCGGCACATATAATCGCGACGACTACGTCGATGCGGCGGGCTACATCGCGCTGGCGCACCGTCTCGCGGCGGCGGGCAACGAGGAATGATGCGGTCGGTGCGACTGATCTTACACGGCGAGCCGGCGAGCAAGGCGAATAGCCGCCGTCTCGTCACGATCCGTGGTCAGGCGCGGCTCATCAAATCGCAGAAAGCACTCGACTACGTCGCCGTCGTGAAGGCGACGCATCCGCCGCTGGTGCCGCTGCTGGAGGGCAATCTCCGCATGACGGCGGATGTCTACTACGCATCGCGCCGTCCCGATCTGGACGTGTCGCTGATACTGGACGCCCTCCAGGATATCATCTACCGTAACGACCGCCAGGTGCGCGAGATGCACCTGTATCACCACCTTGATCGCGCAAATCCGCGCGCCGAGATAACCCTTGAGGAGATGCACGATGACCAATGACGATCTGTCCCGTTTCGCCGACCGGATCGAGAAGTCGATCCAGGCCGTCGAGGATGCGCGCGACGATCTCGCCGCGCTCAAGGCCGAGGTGACGTCGGCGGGCTACGACGGCGGCGCGCTGGTCAAGGTGGTGGAGATGCGCCACAGCGAGAAGCGCAGGCAGAAAGAGGAAGCGCGCCTCGCGCTGGTCCGCTTGTATGCCGACCGGCTGGGCGTGCAGCTGCGCCTCGACATCTGACAAGACGGGCCGAGGCTCCTCCCTGCGCGCGGCCGGCGGGCCGCGCCTCCCAAGCGGTCCAGCGTGCTTCGGCGCGTCAACGCCTCCCTCGGCTTACCATGCAAAGGGCGATGGCTGCTCCCGCCACCTTATCAACCCGTATCGAGGACACATCATGTCAGGCTTGCTTCTGCACCGTATTTCGCACGTCAGTGCGTCGTCGCTTAACCTCTTCGCCGCCGAGCCCGCGCTCTGGGTCATGGAGCGGCTCTGCGGCAAGAAAGGCCGCGTCGGTCCTGCGGCGCATGTCGGCACCGCCGTCGAGGCCGGCGTCGAGGCGTCGTTGCTGGGCAAGGCCGAGGGCATCGAGGCCGCCGCCGCTCTGGCCGGGGCGCGCTATGATCAGTTGTGCGACGACCAGGACGCCCGAGAGAAGATCGCGCCGATGGTGCGGCAGGCATACGCGGCCCTGTCGCCCTACGGCGCGCCCGATGTGCCCGAGGACGGCCGCCAGCATCGCGTCGAGGTCCAGCTGGAGGGCGTGCCGGTTCCGTGCATCGGATACACCGATTTCGTGTTCCACCAGCATGGCACGGTCATCGATCTGAAGACCTCAAGCACACTGCCGAGCGCGATCAAGGTCGCTCATGCGCGCCAGGGAGCGGTATACGCGCGGGCCTTCGGTAACTACGCCATGCTGTTCGCGTACGCGACGCCAAAGAAGCATGCCGTCTACATCCTGGAGAACCCGGCAGACCATCTTGCGGCGCTGGCGAACATCGCGCGACGGCTCGACAAGTTCCTGGCGGTGTCGGCGGACCCGCAGGAACTCGCTGCCATCGTCTGCCCCGACTACGACAGCTTCTATTGGTCCGATCCGCAGACGCGGGCGAACGGGCTGGCCCTGTTCGGCTTCTGAGCCGGAGCGCGACTGGCGCTTTCCAGTCAGGTGAAACGCGACACGCAAAAGGAAACGGAAAATGGCTCTCGGTATCCCCACCAACACGAACCGCACACCCATCGTCAAATACGACGCCCGCGCGGGCCGGTGGTTCCGCGTTGACGGCAAAGACAGCGTCGTGGACATCAGCAACGGCTTCGCCGCCGTCTTCGACTTGGCCCAGATCGATATCGGCTGGGCGCTGTTCGCCGCCGGTGCGCCGCCGTCCACGAGCTTCGCTCGCGTCCCTGCTCCGATGCCGCCGCAGCCGAGCCCCGACCACAAGCGGTCGGTCCGGCTCATGCTCAAGCTGTCGAAGACCGCCGGCGGTGACGTCCGCGAAGTGTTGACGCAAGCCGGGATCGTCCAGGCGGCAATCGACCAGCTGCACGACGCGTATATGGCCGCGCCCGAGGCGAAGGAGGGCAAGCTGCCGGTGGTGGCATGCCCCTCGACGGAAGCGGTCGTACAGGCGATGGGCAACGTCGCGAAATCGACCAATTACAAGCCCGTCTTGCAGATCGTCAACTGGGTGCCGCGTCCGGCGGATCTGCCGCTGACCTCGGGGCCGACGCCGGTCGCTGTCGCCGCTCCCGCGCCGGTCGCCGCGCCGCCGTCCACCGGCTCGATGATCGCCGCGCCGCCGCAGCCGAAGGCGGCTCCGGTGCCGCTGCCGCCCGCCATCGGTGACGACACCGAGTTCTGATATCGAGATCGGCGCGGTCCTCCCCGCGCTGGTGCCGGTGTCGCCTACCGGCTGGGCAAAGTGGCGAGCGAGCGGGGGCGACATCCCCCGCATCGGTCTGCCCGGACCGGACAGGAGGCACGCATGACCACGACATCGCAGACGCCGCTTGAAGCGGCGCTCGACTATTACGACCGGGGGCTGATGCCGATCCCGGTCCATCGCGTCATCGCGCATCGCGAAGGCAAGCCGATCTGCTCCTGCGGCGCGCGCGATGGATGCGCGAGCCCGGGCAAGCACCCGACGATGACGTGGAGCCAATTTCAGAAGCGCCGTCCTCCACGCGAGGAAGTGGCCGACTGGTGGTCGGGCGACCGGGCGCGATACGGTGTCGGCATCCTGACGGGCTCGGCCAGCGGCAACATCTTCGTCCTCGACGTCGATGTCGGCCCAGGCAAAGACGGCGACGATAGCCTTCGCGCGCTCCAGCTGGCTCATGACGACCTCCCCGAGACCGCCGAGGTCCGTACCGGCGGCGGCGGGTTGCATCTGTACTTCCGCGCGCCGCCAGGTGTCGCCGTGGTGCGGAACTCGGCTAGCAAGCTCGGACCCGGCCTCGACATCAGAGGCGAGGGCGGGTTCGTCGTCGCGCCGCCGTCCGTCCACGCCTCGGGTCAGCCCTATGTCTGGTCCTGGATTAACACGCTGGCCGAAGGCATCGCGGATGCGCCGGCATGGCTGCTCGATCTGGTCCGCGCCGAGCCGGTGATCGGGGCGACGCCGCGAGATCGGGTTGCGTCGTCGCCGCCTCCATCGTCGCCGGTCGGTGCGGGAAGCCTTGGCGTTCTGCCGCCCGCTATCGAGGACGGGCGCGAGGAATACATGCGGGACACCGTGTTCGCGGTCGCGCTTGAATTGACCGGCGAGAACGGCGCGTGGCCGACCGCCGAGGAGGTCTACGAGGTCGCGTGGCCGCAGTTCCTGCGGCGCGTCGATCTCTCGCGGCCCGGGCGGATCACCCGCGACAACGCCGAGGCCGAGATGCGGGCGAAGTGCGCGCAGATCGCCGCCAAGGCCGAAAACGGGGGCATGGGCGCGCTCGAGGACGTCGTCGCGGCCTATCAGGCCAAGCGGCGGGAACAGCCGCGCCAGGGGCCGGGAAATCGGCAGGAGGAGGCGGCGGGCGAGGTTAAGCGGGATGAACCGCCGGAGCCGCCACCCGAAGACCTTGGGCGCGAGTTTGTGCTGCGGCCTCCGCAGCAGATACCGTTGCGGCGGTGGCTGTACGGCGACACCTACATTCGGTCGTTCGTCAGCGTCCTCGCCGCGCCTGGCGGGGCGGGTAAAACGACGCTTTACGTAGCCGAGGCTCTTGCGATAGCGACCGGGAGGCCGCTTGTCGGCATCACGCCAGCAGAGCGGACTGGCGTCTGGATCATGAACCTTGAAGATCCGGCGGACGAGATGGAGCGCCGGATCGGTGCCGCTGCGATCCACTACGGCATCCGGCAGGAGGATATCGCGGGGCGGCTTCTGGTCGATGCGGGCCGCGATAAGCCGCTGACCACCGCGCATCAGACCCGCGACGGGGTGGTGATCCACCAGCCGATGATCGATGCCATCGTGGAGGTCATCCGGCGCAAGAAGATCGGCGTCGTGATCGTTGATCCGTTCGTTGCCAGCCACGCCGTCTCGGAAAACGACAACCAGGCGATCAATGCGGTCGTCGCGTCGTGGCGCTTGATCGCCGACATGACGGGGTGCTGCGTCGTGCTTGTTCACCATTTCCGGAAGCTGAACGGCGAGGAGGGCTCCATCGACAGCGTCCGAGGAGGCTCCGCGATGATCGGGGCCGTCCGGACGGCGCGGGTCATGAACGTCATGTCCGACGCCGAGGCCGCGAGGCTCGGGATCGAGGAGGCGGATCGCCGCCGCTATGTGCGGATCGACAACGCCAAGAACAACCTCGCGCCGCCGGCTGCGTCGGCTCAGTGGATCGAGCTGCGGTCGGTGGACCTCGGCAACGGGTCCGGCATTTCGCCGCACGGCGACAAGGTCGGCGTTGCGGTGCCGTGGCAGCCGCCGTCTGCATGGGAGGGGATCACCGCCGGTCATGCCCGCGACGTCTGGCAGTTCCTGGCGAAGAATGGCCCGAGGCGCAAAGACCCTCAGGCAACAGCCTGGTTCGGCTTCGACGTCATGACGATCTGCGGACTCGAGCAGGATGACCGAAACAAGGCGCGGGTGGTGACGCTTCTTAACGCATGGGAGAAATCGGGGATCATCACGTCTGCCATGCATCCTGATGAACGTCGGAAGAAGGCACCGCATTACGAGGCGGGGAAGGCACCGGAACCGGATGACCGATGACGGTTTGCTCCACCTGCTCCACCCTGCTCCACCGGGGGGTGGAGCAGTGGAGCAGAAGCCAGCCCCAGATCTGCTCCACCACCACCCCCCTATAGGGGGGGTGGGTGGTGGAGCAGCGGGTGGCCGGGGGCGCGGCAACGCGGCGAAATCGAACGAAATCTGCTCCACCTAGGAGGCGACATTGAACGGACCCGACTACTCCCTCGCCAAAGCCATCCTCGACGGCGTCGATGAAACCATCGCCGCGTCCGAACGGCGGTGGGGCGTGGACCGCCTCCGGCTCCTGGTCACCGACGACCTACGATCACGGTGGGACCGCCAGTGGCAGTCTTGGTGTCGGGCGGTCAAGGCCAACGACCTCGCCGACATCCAGAAGCACGGCGCGGCGGTCCGGCGGGCGGTCGCCGCACTCGAGGCGGCGGCGACTGCTGCCGGGGCCGAGCCGATCTCGCCGGTGGTCTGGGAGACGGCCTACGAGGGCCGGGTGATCGCGGTGGTCAGGACCAGCGCCGAGGCGTATGCCGTGGCGACGCAGGGGCGGGGCCTCGAAGTCTGGACGCTGGACGAGCTTGTGCGCGTCGCCCTGCCGAGGACCGCGATGATCGCGGCGGTGAAGGAGGTGTTCCCCGGGGCCGAGGTCACCGCCTACAAGTCGCCGCCGACTGACTGGGCGAGCGGTGGCGATCCGTTACCCGATTTCCTGATCGCCTGAGCGTGGAGCCAAAATGATGCCGAGCAAGGACACCTCTCAGCGCACACCCCGCCCCAGCGGCCGGAAAACCCGCCCTGGCGTCGATCCTGCCGAGCCGGTCATCCCGCCGACGCAGGAGCGCGCGCGGCACGCCGAGCACGGGATCGAGGTAGCCGAGCCCGAGAGGACCGAGCGGGGCGGTGGCAGGGCCTACACCGACGCGCAAGGGCGGGCGTCGAGGCCATGGAGGGTCGTTGATACGCTGGCGGCGATGGAGAGGGCGGGCACGATAGACGGCGAGCAGAGGGCGGCGGGTGAGAGGTATCGCGCGCTGTTTGAGATCTCGGGGCGAGCCGGGGCCAGCGCGACCAGGATCGAGCCTCGGTCCGGCGGCGGCGATCAGGCATCCGCCATCGAGCGGCGCGTGGCCGCAGGACGGGCGCTGGCCGAGGCGGCGCAGCTGCTCGGCGGGCCGGGGCCGCTGCATAGCATCGTCGTGGAGACCGTCGCGCTCGGGATGTCCTGCTCGGCCTGGGATCGTGCCCATCGGTGTAGGGAGGGCAGGGCATCGTCCATGCTGGCCGAGGCGCTGGGCATCCTGGCGTCTGAATGGCGATGACCAAGACGGCACGCTTGACCCGGCGGCGGCGACACCCTACCCTATCCGGTATGATGCGCGAGGCGCGCCGATGAAGACGGTGGGCCAGCCCTTACGAGGGCAAGCGCGACGGACCCTGACAACGGTGGTCGAGGGGCGAGATAGCTACTACGACAGCGTCGAGCACCGGGCCTGGAGCCGCGAGGTACTGCGCCGCGCGGCCGGTATGTGCGCCAGCTGCGGCGCGCTAGATCGGCGACTGGTCGCGGACCACCGCGTCGAGATCCGCGATGGCGGCTCGAGGACGGACCCTGGCAACGGGCAAGCCCTATGCTCGCCCTGCCACGGTCGGAAGACGGCGGCGACGAGAACAAAGCGGCACTCAAGCGTTAACATCGGTGGAAAGCGACCCGAAACAGGCGTTTAACTGGCCCTTCCTGCCTATGGGGTAGGGGGTGTTAATGTTTGGGGCCTGGGGACGCGCAATGCACAGG